AAGACAGCAGTTGCCCCAAAAGAAAGTGAAAAAAGTAAAGAACAATGACAAAGAAACTTGATGAGAAATCCTATCTTGGTAATGCAAACATCAAGGCTGCCGGTGTAGAAACCGAATACACAAAAGAACAGATCGAAGAATACGCCAAGTGTGCTTCTGATCCGATGTATTTTATTGAAAACTTTATCAAAATTGTTTCACTTGATGACGGACTTGTTCAGTTTCAGCCATACGATTTTCAAAAAAATATTTTGAACTCTGTTCATGAGGATCGCTTTGTGATCTGCAAGATGCCAAGACAGTCTGGTAAATCCACCACTGTTATTTCTTATCTTTTGCACTATGTTCTTTTCAATCCACAAGTAAATGTTGCAATTTTGGCAAACAAACTTTCAACTGCTAGGGAACTTCTTGCTCGTCTGAAGTTGGCATATGAGCATCTTCCGAAGTGGCTTCAGCAAGGTGTTGTAGAATGGAACAAAGGTTCGATTGTTTTGGAAAATGGATCAAAGATTCTTGCGTCCTCCACATCATCGTCAGCCGTTCGGGGTGGTTCATTTAACTTAATTTTTATGGACGAATTTGCGTTTGTTCCAGAAAACGTGGCAGACGAATTCTTCAACTCTGTATATCCCACGATCTCGGCGGGGCAAACGACAAAGGTTTTGATCGTTAGCACTCCCAAAGGTTTGAATATGTTTTATAAACTTTGGAAGGATGCCGAAGAGGGTAGTAATTCATATACTCCAATCGAGGTTCACTGGTCTGACGTTCCGGGTCGGGATGAAAAATGGAAAAAAGAAACAATCAGGAACACCTCTCCTGCACAATTCAGAGTTGAATTCGAATGTGAATTTCTTGGCTCTGTAAACACTCTCATAGCCCCTTCAAAGTTGAAGGCAATGCACTACCACAAACCGATGCAAGAGCGTGAGGACGGCTTGAAGGTCTACTATGAGCCTGTTGAGGGACACCAGTATTTCATGGGTGTTGATGTCTCCCGTGGGCAAGATTTAGATTATCATGCGGTCACGATTATTGATATTTCCGACGAAACATACAAGGTTGTTGCACAATTTAGAAACAATGAACTGTCGCCGTATCTTTTTCCAAACTTAATTTACAGAATGGCGACACACTACAACAATGCATACATTTTGACAGAAATTAATGATCTTGGTCAAGAGATTACAGATATTTTGCATAATGAGTTTGAATACGACAATCTTTTGGTTACGTCCGTGCGTGGTCGAAAGGGACAAATCATGGATGGTGGTTTTGGTGGCTTTCAGACTCAGCAGGGTGTGAGAATGAGTCCAAAGGTGAAACGTGTGGGATGCACGATGCTCAAAGAACTCATCGAGCAGGATAAACTTATGATTGAAGATTATGACATCATTGCAGAACTTTCTTCATTCATTTCGAAAAAAGGATCTTTTGAGGCAGAGACAGGTCACCACGATGATTTGGTTATGACACTCGTTCTTTTTGCGTGGGCTTCAAACCAGCAATATTTCAAAGATATGACAGACCTAAATATTCGTGAACAACTCTATAAAAAGAAAATAGAGCAAATGGAAGAAGACCTCATGCCCTTTGGTTTTATGGATACGGGACAAGAGGATCAAATAGTGGACACTGACGGAACAGTATGGCAAATAGAAGATAACGACAAGTTTTCTTTGTAATCCGTCAAAATGCTAGATAAAAAGATCAGTAAGGAGAATCATCTATGGCATTCCAAGTCAGCCCCGGCGTTCAAGTCCGTGAAATCGATCTTTCAACAATTATTCCCGCTGTTTCGACAACCAACACTGGTTTCGCAGGTTTCTTTCAATGGGGACCGCTTGAGCAAAGAGTGACCGTAAGTAGCATCAATGATCTGAATGAAGTTTTTCAGGGTCCAAACGATGACAACTTCAATCACTGGTTCACCGCAGCAAACTTTCTTGGTTACGGCAACAACCTTCAAGTCGTTCGTGTCGTAAACCAATCAACATCTTTCAACGCTATCGCAGATCCGGGTGGTAAGAACACTAGTGATTTGCTGCTCAAGAATGAAGAGGATTATGAAAGTAAAGCCGAATCAACTTTGGCTTCTAAAGGATTCTTTGCTGGTAGATTCCCCGGCGTTCTTGGTAACTCAATTCAGGTAGCCCAATCTGATCAAACTAAATTCCGTCTTGTGGACTTTGGTAAAGCACCCACCTCTTCGGCGGCGAGCAGAACCTCGGCAGTTTTTGATACTGTTGATTTGGTTACCTCTGAGTTTGCTTTCGTTGTCGATTCTGATACTAAAACTATTGAAGCAAGCAGTGGTGGAACGGGTGACCTTCTTACTATTGGTGCGTTTGGATCGACTCCAATCACTGGATTTACTCAATCGAATATGTTTGGATTGACTATTCACTCAATCACCGGATCTGCCGGTATTACTGCGATCAACGTGGCTGGTGATCAAACATCGGCAGTGGTTGGATCTTCAACGTTTGGTGCTAACTCTGGTGAATTCTTTAGAATTAACGTTGAAGGTGGCACTTTTGCAATTGCAAAAACAACTCGTCCCGCCGTGACAGGAACTCACTATGATGGAACTACGATTACCACATTCTTCTTTGATAGCCTTGAAGGTGCTGGTATCACGATTACAGGTGCAACTGATAAGGCTGGTGGTGGTGCGTCCTTTGACTTCATCTCAAGAATGACTGTCGGAACCACACTGGCAAGTCAGTCGGGAACCAACAACGGATTCATTACTTGGAAGTATGCAGAAAACTTTGATGACGAATTGCCTGATACCTCATTCGGTGCGGCGTTTAACGGTGCAACCAATGACCTTGTTCACACGATTGTAGTTGACGAGGATGGCAAGTGGACTGGAACCAAGGGAAACATTCTTGAAAGGTTCTCCTCACGATCCAAGGCTCCAAATGCTAAGGATGAGCAAGGTAGAAGTCTGTTCTACAAAGATACCATCAATGAAAATTCAGAATATATTTTCTGGCTGAAGCACACTGATGGCTCAACCTTTGGAACCGGGTCTGGAACCGCGTGGGGTGTCACCGCTGACTCCGGCAGAACTTACGAATTGATGAAGAAAAACTTCTACGGAAGTTTGATCGGTGGCACTGAATTTGCCCCCGCTGCTGGTGACTTCTTTACCAACGGTTACGATCAATTCGAAGACTCAGAAACAGTCGATATCTCTGTGATCCTTGGTGGTCCCTCAGAGAGTGCCACTGCTAAGAGTATCGTTTCGATGGTTGATGCAAGAAAAGATGCCGTTGCATTCCTTTCCCCTGCTAGAGACACCGTTCTCTCATCCACCGATTCGCCAAAGGCTGGTAGAGTTGCCGCTGCAAACATCGTTGCATATCGCAAGGGTGTAAATGCAACCCCAACGGGTGGTGATACCGACTATAGCGTTAACAACTTGAATGTTTCTTCATCTTATGTCGTGCTTGACTCTGGCTTCAAATACATGTTTGACAGATTCAATGATGTTTTCCGATATGTGCCATTGAATGGTGATATCGCTGGCATCGCTGTGCGATCTGATGTTGAAACTGAAACTTGGTTCTCTCCTGCTGGCTTCAACAGAGGTCAACTTAGAGATGTGATCAAACTGCCATTCAACCCGAAGCAGGCTGAAAGAGATAGTCTTTACTCCAACGGAATCAACCCTGTTGTTTCCTTCCCCGGACAAGGCACAGTATTGTTTGGTGATAAAACTCTGACAAGCAGACCAAGTGCATTCGACAGAATCAATGTTCGTAGATTGTTCATTGTTCTTGAGAAAGCAATCGCTACTGCTGCCAAGTTTAGCCTCTTTGAACTGAATGATGAGTTTACTCGATCTCAGTTTAGAGGTTTGATTGAGCCATTCCTTGCGGATGTTCAGTCTCGACGCGGCATCACCGACTTTAAGGTGATTTGTGACGAGTCCAACAACACATCGGCAGTGATTGATAGAAACGAGTTTGTTGCAGATATCTTTGTGCAACCCACACGCTCGATCAACTTCATCACTCTTAACTTTGTCGCCACTAGAACTGGTGTGAACTTTGACGAGATCGCCGGAACAGCCTAATACATACTACTAAGGAGATAACTGGATGGACATTAACAAATTCAAATCTAGACTAGGCGGTGGCGTATATTCGTCTTTGTTCAGAATTGATACGAACTCTTCAATTTTGAGCGGAGAAGATAAACAAGATTTGGCGTTTCTTTGCACTGCTGCCCAACTTCCTCCATCCACACTTAATGAAATCACTGTGAACCATAGAGGGAGACAGGTTTATCTTCCCGGCTTTAGAACTTATGAGCCGTGGACGATTACAATCCTCAATGACGAAGACATGTCAATCAGAACTGCTTTTGAAAGATATGTTGACAGAATTGACGGTGCTAGAGATCACATTGCCGATGATGTTAACTTTAATATTGCAAACAACACGGCATTGTTCTCAACTTGGACTGTGACACAACTTAATAGACAAGGAAAACCAATCAAGGCATACGAACTTGATGCGTGTTTCCCAACTAGTGTGTCTGGAATTGATCTTACCGCAGAAGGAAATGAACTCACTTCTTTCCAAGTCACCCTCAGATATCAATATCATAGAACGACTGGTCTTCCCTCTCCAAACGGCATTGGAGTTGGAAACGCAGACGAATAATTGAGGATTATACAATATGCCTATTGAATTGTTTGGAATTTCAATAGGAAGAGCGAAAAAAGAGGCACTTGCGAGTCAGACTCCAATAGAGAAAAAAGCCACCTCATTCGTACTTCCTGAACTCGACGATGCCATGCCAGTTGATGCTGGTGGGTACTACGGTATCGGTATCGATCTTGATGGCTCTCTTAGAAACGAAGCCCAGTTTATCAGCAAATATCGTGAAATGGCTATGCAGCCAGAGATCGAGCAGGCTGTTGAAGATATCTGTAACGAATCTATCGTTAACACAAACGAAAAAAGATTCCCTGTGGGTAT